GCAGAGAATGTGATTGGGCCAGTTGCTGGATGTGGTATACCCTTACTAAATGACCCTGTAAGTTGAGGGTTGCCTTTTGCAAAGGTAGGTTTTAGGCTTACATCAGGAATACCACCACCAACATCATAGTGACCAATGGCACCGCCAGTTTTAGCATTTACAGCAGCTGGCGCAGCCATGGCTGCTTGCTGAATAGCTGGAAGTGGAGATTCTGTTTCTGTAAAAGTAGGTTGATCTACTAAAGAAACTGGACTACCTTTAGGTGCAAATGAGGCAGTAAGTCCACTCATAGGTGCACAGCCACTGCTGCCACCGCGAGGACCACCGCCTCCACCACCTCCGCCTCGAGACGGCTGGCTTGGACCACAGCAAAACCAACTAGCAACGGTGTTAATTGCGCCGACTCCAGCGGCAACGGCGGCAACAGCACTAAACGGCATTTTATTCTCCTGATATTAATTCGTGGTCAATACACTCTGGGTCAGTTACATCGGTGGCGTGTATACAAAACCACACAGTTTCTTCCAATGCAACTACGGTATGAACCTGATCTTTTTTAATTTCTATTTGAGCTGGTGCAACATATTCTTTTGTTTCACCGTCTACGGTAACTTGTACTTTTCCCGATGCCACAATGCTTATATGATTAAACTTGTGTTTGTGTGTTGGCACGATAACACCTTGCGGTATTGTCATTTTGCGGGAGTACACACCGTCAGAAAAAAAGTGCTCAACTTGAAAATCAATCATGGTCTATCTTTATACAAACAATTAACGTAATACGGTCTATATTACTATTATTTTGCACCCAATGCTCGCGGGTATTATTAAACCAATATACATCTCCAGTAGCTGGTCTGTAATCATGGTCCTTAGACACAAAGGCTTGATCTGGATGCCCTTGGATTTGTAGATAAAATTTATCAAAAAATTGAGCATGCCAAGAATCATCAACATGCTTATCTATTCCAAGTCCGGGAGGTATTCTGGTAATTAGTACACCACCAAGATTCTCTCCACCAACCCAAGCCATTAAGTCCATTATGAACTTTTTAGTTGCTGGTAACCGCCTACCAGCTTCATACCAAATTGGGTAATGCTCGTCACAAAAATGAGGTCCTACATTTTCCAACTTATTAGATCTAACCCAAATATCTGTCATTTGGGTATGTGGTGTTCCCGGTGCCTCTTTTCTAAACCCGTACTTATTCCAAAGGTCGGGATTAGCATCTAACTCTTGCCGTATTTCTTCAACGTCTACACCGTTTGCCAACTCAATAAACCCACGGGTGTCTAAATTTTTAAACTTATCTGACAGTGGTTTACTGGGCAAAATGGCAGGCATTTTATATCTTTCGTATTCTGTTTCCTGTATCTAAATATACAAAAAACGGCATACTTTTGCCCTAAATTAGTAAGTTCTTCCGTTAATAGATAGGGTAAATTCTTTAGCCCAGTCTTGCCAACTAGCATAAGGTTCTGGGTTTGGTAGCGGGTAGGCTCCAAAAGATTCCATTTTCATCATGTTCATAGCGGCCTCTTTCCAATTTTCTTCAGAGCTAAACATAATGTTTTGCTGGCCGTAATAGATAGCCAAGTTACCATTCCAGTCTTCCCAGCTCATTAAATCTGGTAGGCAAGAAAAGAATGGTTGTTGTGAACGAGCGGTGGTTGTCACGGACGCTCGTCACCCAACTCAGCGGTAATCATCAGGCGGCCCATCTCATAGTTACCGTTAATGATATTTGACTCAAACTTTAACTGAACCAACCTGTCTTCTACCCGCAAGTCAATCTTATCTGTGTCGGGGTAGAATTGATATGGCCCAGAAGTTGTTGCGTCAGTGGCAGGACCATTGGCAAACTTACGGCCTAAAATGGTCATGCTCATGGAACCAGTTTGTAAGAAGTTAGGTTCAACACGGCGCAGGTGCATACGGCGATTCATACCCACTAACTGACTACCTGCAGGGGTTAGTGGGTTTGGTGTCTTGCCCGGGCTTCCAGTGATCCAATCAATATTGCTAGTGGTAAAGCTAGAATACACCGCGGTTTCGTTTACAAGACCTACTTCATTTTGACCAAATTCATGTTGCCAAATAGCAAATCCACCAGACACTTTGTAAACAATTTCTCCAGCCACTGGATAAATATCAGGGCCCCTATAAAAAGTAAGCAGTGTTACACCCGGTGTTCCAATCGTGGTATTGTAAGTAAACACGCTAGATGACACAATGTAGGTTGTGACAAATCCAGACCTATTGGAAAAAGATAAAATAGCTCCCGGCGGAAACACTGGTGTTTGGTCGCCAGATAAATAGATTTGGTTAACCGTAGGGGCTGGCAAACTAGCTGGGTTATTAATAATCGTAAAAGCATTACTGTAGGTTGGGTTGTATTGCCAATCTGACCAAATAGGTGTTGGAAACAACTCAGTCGTATAACCACAAGATCTACGCGCTCCAGCCGCTTGGCCAGCATCATACCAAATTTTATCTTTGGTATTGTAAATAATAGCATCAGTACATTCAGTAGCTGTGCCGCGAGGATAAAAGAACCAAATCTCATTATAACGTGGCACCTTGGTGGCCCATACTTTTTGACGTTGTTGGTAGTTAATGTTGTCAAATAAGTAGTTTACGTTTTTATCATTTGGTACTACTGTTACGCCACCATTGTAAGCATAAAAACGGTCAACACCCATCCACCAATAAATGCCATCCATTTCAACAATCGAGTTAGACGACATGATTGAGATTTGGCTAGAAATAATATCGTAAATCCAATACAAACCGTTTGATGTATTACCAGTGTTAAAAGAAACACGAATTAAACTATCGGTAGCCCAGAACAAGCCAGCTGGCGAGTTTGTACCGCCTCGCATTGGCATGCCCTTAACAATTTTTGATGATGCTACGTTAATCTGATTGGCTAATAAACCATTCCAGTCATAAAAACTTTGGGTGCCGTATGAACCTGTGGTTACGTTGTTATTAGCTATGTACCCTTGTGATCCGTACACAAATATAAATGGGTACAATACACAAACACCACCATCAACACTAACTGGTTGATACGTTGGGTTTTGGCCTGCACTATCTGACAACCCAGTAAAGTTCCAAGTATTGGCTGTAGTTGGTGCAATGTTGCCAACTAAAACTTGTGTTGGAACGCCGTTATCAATGTCAGTTAAGTTATAGCCCGGATGAGCAAATAAAGAAAGTTGGCCACCCTTTGGACTAAATTGTGCATCAAATTGCCAAGTAATTCGATATGGACCACTGTCAGGATCTGCAGTAAATACTGGTGTGTTATTTAACCACGCATAAGTTGGCGTCCCAGAAATAGTTCCTGTAACATTTACAACGGTATTAGGCGATGTATATGTTGCAGAAGAAACTACATAATTTACTGGTGTTGTCTGGTTAAAAATAACATTGGTGCCAGCAGGAAAATGAGACGTTACATTACCAGCAATTGTAAAACTAGACGCCGTATTGGTTACTAATGTAAACTCAACGGTTCCGGGCAAAATGTTTACAGAAAATGGACCGTTACCAGTACTATAGTTAATACCTGTAGTAAATACATCAAGTTCTTTATAATTACCAGCAAAGATATAGTTGATGCCGTTATAAGGCTGTGCAACCATTCCACGGTAAATACCCACATTACTTGTAAAAATGGTGCGATAACCACCCATTTTTTTAGGGGCACCACGTTGAAAACGACACCACACACCATCGGTGTATTCGTTACTTTCAAAAGACGTGCCGTCCCGCTTTATGCCCGCTGGAATGGATAGGGCATAAATCTTGGTAAATTGTGAGGTATCTTGCTGAAGATTATCAGCCGCCATTTAGAATGTCCCACCACTAATTAATGTTGCAGCAACCCTTGCGTTAATGGTCACCAAAGGTTGAATAGTGTTCGTGTTATCTATACGAATTAATTCTTGAGCGTTGGCAGAAATACCTAGAATGTTAACACCATCTAAATACATACCAGTGCGGGTATCATTTAAAAAAGAATAAGAAGGTGCCTCTGTATTTCCGTTAGTTGCCTTATAAACAGCAGTAGCGGATTCACTAAGAATATATAAAAATTCACCGTCACTTAGTAATAAATACGTATTTCCAGTAGAAAGCTCTACAGGCGTTTGGGTGCTTCCTTGGTTTTGAAAACTGATATTGTAGCCAGCTTGGTTTGTGTTGTTAAACAAAACATACAGCTGTGTAATAGCTGGTAAAGTAACATTTAGTGTTGATGTGCGAGTGCCAGACTGTGCAACATAGGTCTGAATAATTGGTGCATTCGAGGATAAATTAAATGTGTTTCCAGCAATTGAGTCTACGTCATATGTTGCAGCAGTAAATACCACGTCGTTTGGTGTAGTCCAACCAACTGTAATAAAACCGTTTGTAGTGTAATCAAAGAAAATAAATCCAGAATCACCGGGGTTTGTTGTAATAGAAGAAATGCCATTAATTAGCTGTGGCGCAACTGGTGTAAAAGATACCGAACCAGTTCCATTATTTCTAAATCCGATAAACCAACCTCTGGATAGCACAGAGCTATTTGGTAGGTCGATGTTTCCGTTGCCACCGCTCCAGTTTAATGTTGCGGCGCGGCTTGAATCATTTAGTGTTGGTGTGGTTGTAATATCTACAATATTTTGGGTTGTAGCTAATTTACCACTAACTGTAGTTAGACCAGCACCCGCTAAAGAAGCCGCATCTGCAGAAGATGTACCTGCACCGAATGTAACATTACCCCAAGTACCAGCCGCAGAAGAATTGTCTGTTAAATAAAAATACTTAGATATGCCAACAGGTACAGCTACTGAATTTTGACCATTAAAGTCTGTAATGGTAAATGAATTTGAACCAATATTGCGGAATAAAATATCCGCGCCAACAGTTCCTTGATCCGCTTCAGGAAGAAGAATGGTTGGACCATTTACTGTAAATGCGTATTGCCCCACTAAATCAAGACTAATAGATGGGGTAAAAGTAATTTGAGCAAAAGAACCGACAATACCAACGCTAACAACGCTGTATGTAGTTGCACTACTACCAAAAGTAATTAAAGACCCGGGAGGTAAATTTGTTACAGCAGAAGTATCTGCTGTATTAAACGTGGTAGTTGTGTTACTAGTAATTAAGTAGGAACTTGGAGCCGAAGCAGTACAATCAATAATACGAGTTGCAGGGGCTTGACCATTACCTTGGTTGACAATAGACGGCCAAAACAGTTGGGTATCGGTGCTAAATGACAGCGTCGAATAAGATACGTCCGTTGGAGTAACAACGGTACCAGTAAAGGGTGATGTATAAATTGGTGTTGTCATATATTAAGGTTCCTGAACCGATGTATTGCGATCCATGCGGCGAGAATTGTCTTCTTTCTTAAGCGCTGCAATTGCGTCTGTATAGTATTGCTTCCAAATAGGTAACTTATCCAAGGCTTTTAAATAGCCTTGTGCTTGGAGTAATGCGCCATAAAGCATGGCTTGTGGTGCAATAGCTGTCCACAAGTTTTGTTGATTGTTTGCATCCAAGGGTTGAATTTCAGCATAGTAGATAATTTCTACTGGATAGCTTTTGTCTGGATTTGGTGCAAAGTTCCAGTTATTATAATCGTAGTCTGCGTAATACTGTGGCTGACCGTTAGAGGATTCAGACAGGTATTGAGACACATAGTCTTGACTGCGAAGCAGCACAGGTTGTCCGTTAACCTTCATAGAAACAGTCTTACGCCACCTTGCCGGTTTGTTTAAAACTGTTTGATTTGTTGCTAAATTAGTTTCCACAACAATTAACTGCAAATACGTTTTTAACTCAGCGGCAATAGATGACTCTGCCAAGGCGATGAGGTTAGGAATCTGCGCAACAAAGTCAGCATCATTACGCTCCATGTATTGCTGGATATTTAACACCAGCGAGTCGTAGTTCATTATTATGCTCATCTGGTATAATATCCTATCGCAGGCTGAAAATAGATCGGAGACTTATCACGATCCTCATCACTAGCATGTTGGAACATCTTATTGGCTTGCAATTCTAAATACTGAATACGATTCATGTCCACATTAGGTAATTGAATGGCTAGTTTATGCGACAGTTGGGCTTGAATTGCTGGTAACCAACGATCTGGCACATAGATCTCATTTGTCAATGAGCCCACATCTTGCATCTGAACTTCCACAATCAGTTGGAACATCTGGAAGTCATTGTTTGGCACAGGCCATAAGTACATTGAAGGCTCAATGGTACGGTCAAACCAGTACTGCAAAGAGCGCTGGCTTGGGAACTGTTTGTTTGGTAGGTTCCAATAGTCATCGCGGTTTAGGCGAGCTAGTGGGATAACCTGTTGGCTGGTTGAGAATACAATTTGTCGAACAGAGAATGTAGGGGCTACGGTCTCACGCAAACGGTAAAACAAATAGGGCGGCGTGGTAGAGATATTAAAATAAGCCCACTCTTTGTCTTTTAAGGTGGTTGTAGGTAATTGCTCTACTGTAGTCCACGTGATACCGTCATTACTAACTTCGTAAGCTAAGTTATATGTTTGGGTTCCGCCACCAGTTGCGTAACCATTAAAACCCACATAGTACACAGCTTGCTGTTGTTGGTACGCTAAACCAAACCAATTTTCAGATGGCGTTGAGCTTGATGGTATATTAAGGTTTTGGTTAAATACCGCTGGAGAGGATGGATTATCGGCGGGAAGATAGGCTGCTGCGGATGAATTAATTACATAAACCCAGTTAGCTTCGCGCACATCAATCACGGTAGATGGCAACACTAATTGCTGCTGTGCATTTAAGGCGCCATATAATTGGTTTTCCAATAACCACAGATTCACACCCATGTTGGACAAGTCCATCAGGTTGTAAAATAGGGCCTGTTTTGCAGCTCCAATATATTCTGGCGTAACTTCTTCTGCCGTCTTACCAGCATCACGAAACGCATATGAAATTAACTGGTCGACATTAATTTTTGTCTGACCAGTTGTGTTGCTATACGCCATAGATTACTTCTTTCTTTTTACAGAACCGCCAGTACGTTTACTAGTAGGAGGCTTATTGCTAAAATAATCTGCAATACGAGTCATTCTGACAGCTCGCATTTGTTCAGGAGTTGGATTAGCTGGGACACCTTGTTGCTGCATTTGTCTGGATTGCGCTTGAACTTGTGACAATGGGTTTTGAACAGCGCCACCAGTGTCGTACTTTTTAACTTTACCGCCACCACAATAGTGACTACCTTGGGCAGACATCTTAGTAGTTTGTTTAAAATCTTCCATATTATCGTCCTCGTCCAGCAGCTTTTTTCATTACTTTTTGAGGCAGATTTGGTTTGGCTTTACCAGCCTTAACAAACTCTTTACCAACCTTTTTAGGAATGCCAAGGGTTGATTTGCCAGCAGCGGCTGCATACATTGCAGCTTGTTGATCTTTAGATTTAATTGGCATATTATTGTCCTAAAGGATTACTCATTTGGTCAACGTTTGGCATCATTGTTTGCGGCTGTTGCTGCATATTCATCTGGTCACCAAGCTGGTTAAGTGAATTTTGACCGCCAACAGCCTGTTGCTGATTTAGCAACTGAAGTTGCATGTAAGGCGGTAACTTACGCATCTGTTCCATCAAAGCCAGTTTGTGTGCGTCATCAGACGGTACGCCGGTTGACATACCGTCAGCAAACTTTTTTACTTCACCGCCTTTTTTGTACTTGTTTGGGCCGCCTTTAGCGCCAGATGGGGCCGCTG